AACGCCCGCCTCGGGGAACAGGTCCCGCAGCAGCGACACAAGCGCCCGCTTCTGGGCCGGGATGCCGCTACTCACGCGAAGCCACCAGCCAGCCGGTAAGGCTGCAACAGCGCCTCAGCCCTGCGCGGAATCGCGAACCCGACCGGGGTGTACTCGGTCTGATCGGGGCGCACATCAGACCCGGCGCCCTGGTGGTCCGCGTTCCACATCTGCACGAGGATGATGCGGGCGGCCGCAATGACAGGCTTCGGGGTCGGCAGCCCCCCGGCAACCACGGTGACCTCATCGCCAGCCGTGTAGGTGGCGTCTGTGATCGTCAGCGTGGGTGCTACGAATGTGTAGTCCGTCGTGGTTTCGCACCCGAGCGTCACGGACTTGATGGTGGCCACAGGCCACGGGGTGGCGATCGGTGAGGCGTTGTCGGTTGTCCACGACTCGCGACGGTCCAGCAGCCGCCCACACGCAGACTCAACAATCTGGGTGACGGCCGGAATGTAGGTGGCGGTCAGGTCGGCGTCGTCACCCTGATGCTGGGAGGATCCCCAGCCGAGTGCTGCGCGCGCCTCCGGTAGCGTCAGAATGTCGGCCATGCTCAGAGCTTCTGGTGACGGGGTCGGGCGACACGGACAGCCTTCTCAACGACCGGCGCAACAATGGCGCGCTCAGGCTCGTCGACGGGGGCTGGGCCCACCAGTCCAGCGTTCAGCATGTCGACCGCAACAGCGTCCGGCAGATCTGCAACAGAGCCACGTGCGGGCCAGTCCTTGCCGTCCATGGTGCCGCTGATCGACACGCGCATGATGACCTTCACGGGTGCTCCTTGGTTTGTCCGGGCAAGCAGAAGGCCCCGGGATCGCCGGGGCCTTCCGTCCTTTTGTGGTTAGCGGTGACGCTCGATGTAGTCGGCGGCCGCTCGAAGCAAGTCGGGGTCGTCGCGCAGGCTGCCGATGCCTTGGTTGCACCGACCGCACAGAAGGTCGCGAACCGTGCCGGTGATGTGGTCGTGGTCGATGTGCAGCGAGGTCATCGTGCGCCAGCCCGTCGCGGCAGGCGGGTTTTTGCAGATCGCGCAAAGCCCATGTTGTGCGGCGAACATCGCATCGAACTCGTCCTGGGTTAACCCGTACCTCGAGAGTGCGGCTGCGCGATTGAGCAAGCGCCGCAACTCCGGGTCCTTTGTGGTCGCCATTCGCCGTGACGCGTTCTTGCGATCATTCTTCCGGCGTTCGGCTTCTGGCTTGCAGTCTGTGCAGAACTTGAACTGCCCGGCGCCCACGGTCGAGCGACGATGCGACGTGCGCCCGCATGACTGACATGTGAACTCAACGAGCTTGGCGTGTGGTGCGTCATTCGCGGGGCCGAGGACATCCCGGCACTTGCGGGAGCATGCTCGCTGGAAGTCGCGATATGGCTGGAATGTGATGCCGCAGGATGGGCATTCCCTGGTCGCTAGCCCGGCTTCGGGACTTGATTGTCGTGGTGCCATGCGGCCCAGTCTATCAGACGGGGCCGCATGGCGGAACCGTCTGTTACGATGCGGCCCCAACAAGGTGCTTCACGGCACCAGTTTGATCCAACAGGACGCCGTCCGCGCGCAGGATGCAGCGGAACGTGACCTGGTCGGAACCGAACGCGAAGTCGCTGGAACGCTCGAACCGCAGCCCACCCGCGATGCGGATGTAGTAGGCCGACAGGTCGCCGAACGCAACCGACTTGTTGTTGAGACCAGTGGCCGCAACGTTCGGGTCGGTGATGAGCGTCTTGCCCAGGATCGTGTCAGGAGCGCCACCAGCCAGGCCCGGAGCCCAGATGTACTGGTTGGTGCTGTCCTTGATCTTGCGGACGACAGCGACGGTGGAGTCCTTCATGACCCATCCGGCCTTGCTCGACGCCCGGTAGGGGGCGATGACCGAGTAAAACAGGTCGATCAGGTTGTCGGCCGACGGAACGCCAACCACGGAGGTGGCGGTGGTGACGCCAAGGGTCGAGGTCTGGAACAGACCGGACGGCTTGGACGAACCGTTGCCGACCATCAGGTCAGTGCCGAGTGCGTTGCCGACTGCGCGGCCGGCCTGCATGGCGAGGTAGCCCTCGAGGTCCACGCCGGTGTCGTCGAGCAGTTCGTTCGGCGCCTGGAAGGCGACGGCGTACTTGTAGGACGACAGGGTGCGGGAGGTGAACGCCGGGTCCGACTCGGTGATGGCCGCGTTTTCTGCGATCAGCGCGGCGCTGGAGTGGCCGGTGGTCGTCGGGAACACGATGGGGTTGCCACCGGCGGTGGTGAGGACGGTCGCGTAGTTGACCAGCGCGGCGGTCTCGATGAGGTGTGCCCAGAGCTGGTCGTAGAACCCGGTCGGGACGGTGGCGCCACCGGAGGTGGAGGTGCCCTTGGTCAGGTCGCGCATCTCGGCGGCCGACATGTTGAAGCCGCGGGACTCGCCGGATGCCATCTTGCGGAAAGCTTCGGCGTAACCGCCGGGCTCGGCCTGGCGCTCGGCGGGCTTGGCCTCGATCTTGTCGAAGGCGGCGTTGACGGAAGCCGCGTTGGCGTTCCGCTCGGCAACCATCTGGACCTGTGCGCCAAGGGCGTCCATGTCGGCGTTCATCTTGCGGAACGACTCCGCTTCGTCGGCGGACAGCTCGCGCTTGTCGGCCTCCGCGGCGTCGAGCAGAGACTTGCCCTGCTCCCAGATGTTGGCCCGCTTCTCCTGAAGCTGGGTGATGAAATCGCTCATAATGTTTCCTCTCTGAGTGAGCGAATCGGATGGGGGTTTCGAGGTGGGATTCGCCCGGCCTCAGATGGTTGGGCGCCGGCTGAGCCAGTCGCCCTTCAGCCGCAGAAGCCCAACCGGGACGTGAGGTTCACTCGGCGCCTCAGGGACAGGCTCCGGTTCCGCCCGCTCGACCAGAAGGTCAGCCAGGGCGTTAGACGCGGCAGCGGCCTGCACCGCGTCAAGATCAAGGTTGCGGGCCTCAGCCAGGTGGCGAAGTCCGGTGGTGGTGTCGAGGTAGGCGGGCGACACGACAGGTGCGACGTCGGCAAGGCCGATCTCGGCGAGGCTCCGCAGCGGGAAGCCTTGGTCCGTCAAGCTCCACGAGTCACCCTCGGGCGGAACCCAGAACGCGAAGCTCGAGTTACGCACATCGCCGCGGGCGGCGAGCGCGGCCAGGTCGCGCGCGTAGCTGGTGTCAGGCAGGTCAACCTCATACATCAGGCCAACCTCATCGACCGACAGCCGCAGCGTGCCGGCCGACGTGCGGCCCAGCAGGAAGTTATCCTCATGCTGGAAGCGGGCCAACACATCCCCACCATCGGCGAGGGTCTTGTTCAGTGCGCCAGGCAGGATGCGCTCAACGAAGCCGCCCAAGTTCTGCGACAGCTTGTTGAACTTCAACGCGTAGCCGCCCAGCTTCAAGCCGCCGTTGTCGTCCTTGCGGAGCTCGACCGTCTCAGTCAAATACCGCTTCTCAATGTCTTTGCTCATGAGGTCGGAGCCCCCTTCGGTGCTTGCGCCAACGGCGCGTAAGACTGGCCCTCACCATTCGGCAGGGGCTCGAGGTCGTCGAGGATTCGCAACTCATCCAGGTTCCGCAGGCCGAGCTCCCGGTACGTCCGGTAAGCAGCAAGACGGGTCGTCGTGTCGACACGCAGCAAGGCGTCAGCGTTGAACTTCAAGAACTGCGGGCGGGGCATCAGCCGGGCAGACAACGCCTGCTCAATCTTCCGCAACCACGGCTGAATCGTGAACGTCAAGAACTTGATCGCGTTCTGCTCCACCGTCGAATAGGTCAGGCTGTTCCCGGTTTCGCCGCCAATCATCTCCGGCGGAATGCTGTAGATCGCCGCAATCTGCGTAGCGTTCGCCTTGATCGAATCCAAGAATGCGACGTCGCCGGCAGCCATGTTCAGGACGTTGAAGTCCCAGTCCTTGCCGTACACGAACGGCTTGCCGTTACGGATGCGGGTGGATGCCCGATCAGAGACCTTCTCGGCATCAGCCTCGTTCAGCGTCTGCTGCGTGTTCTTCAGTGTCGACCCCGGCACGGCGCGGGACTTCGACCAGTCACGGTTAGCCTCCTGCGCCTCACGGGCAGCAGCGAACGTGCTCGCAAAGTAGCCAGCCGGGGAGATGCCCAACGCCTGGCCGGGGATCACCATCGAGGGGATGTACAGCAGGTCCTCGTTCGCGATCGGGCGGCCATCGAGCCAATACTTGGCGACACCCCGGTCGATCTCGCCGGTGAGCCGGGTCGGGTTCACCCACGTGCAAGCCAGGGGCCAGCCGTTCGCCGCGACACCGGACAGCAGCCCGACCGCACCATGAGAAGTGAGCATCGAAACGACCATGCGCTGCAGCCAGTCGATCGTCATCGACCCATCGGCCGGCGCATCAATCACCTTCGACAGTGCCGACTGCGTCTGCGAACCATCCGCACGCCGCGTGAACTGATGCACCGGCAAGGTTGAGATCGTCTCAGAGATGACCTTCACCGCCGCATAGGCGGGCACCACAGACAGCAACGACGACGAGGACGACGACACGAAGGAGTCAGACCAGCCGAAGCTAGACGCGGTAATATCGCGGGCCTCAGTGGCCCGCCCGAAAAGGAAACTCACCGGTGGTTCACCGCCCAGGACGCCCCAACCGCGAGCACCCCAGAAACAATCAACGCCAACGGCAGGGACCACATGGCAACCCCGGCCACAATCGCGGCCAGCGCCAGCAGCTCCACAACATTCCAAATGATGCGAGCCATGCGCCCCCCTCTCACAGAATCGAATCCAACACGTCGTAATCGGCCTCAGCCTGGGAGGCGGCAACAGCCACCGTGGCGGCCACAAGCAGGGTGATGTCAGCTGACGAACGGACCCGGCCCCAAGTCCACAAACCCTCATCGCCAGCGACCCGCTTCGCACCCACGGTCACCGCGTTATCAAGCTCGGTTTGGCCACGGTGCGCGATGCGTTTCGTTGCCACGCTGGCCGCAAAGTTGACACACGCCTTCGCGTACTCCGGGCGACCCATCGTGTGGACCGTGCAGCCGCCATCCTCAAGCCTCTTACGCAACGTCTCCGCGGCAGACCCGGCAGCAATCCACACCTCGGCGCTATGGCCGGTGAGCAGTTCAACTGCCCACTCGGTGCCCTCGCGGAAGTCGATCAACGTCGAACCATCCGACGTCACCTCAACCCCGGTACGGCCATCGCCAACATCGCCGGCCGCGACAATCCCGGCGAACGTCAACATCGGCGAGACGTCCAGGGCGATCGTTGGCTTGCCCGTGATCGTCAACGCCTCCGCACTACACGACACCCAAGCCTTCGTCGAGATGACCGCATCAACCGTGTGGCCCTCATCCCACCAGCCACCACGCTCACGCAAGTAACCCTCAGGGGACAGGTTGCGACGCTCACCGTTCACCACAGCCATTTGTAGGCGGATGCCAAGTGCAGGGTTGGCCGCGTGGAGTTCCTTAGCGTCAGCCATGTCGGCGTTCGGGCCCGAAACGGACCACTCATGCCAGCACTCACGCTTCACCTTCGCCAACGCCTCGCGGCGAATACGGCGAAAAACCTCACCCGCGACACGCGGACCAGGTGGCGTGCCGGCAAAGATCCACTGCGGATTACCCAACGGGGCAGCAGAAGTGGTCGGCAGCAGTGCCTCAAGCTCGTCCTCGCCCAGGTGCTGAGCCTCATCGCACACCAACACGTCAACGGTGAAGCCACGACCCGAGCCCTTCGACCTGGCCACGAACTCGACCGAGCCGCCGTTGCTGAGGAAGATCGCCTCTTGCCCGTTCGTTGACCGCAGCTCAGTGACGAGCGCATTCAGTTCAGGGAACTTGCAGCCGGGGTCATTGACCTGCTCGCCGAAGAAAAACTTGAGACGCTTGAACGCCTTGCGTGCCGTCTTCACCTCGTGTGCGGTGTGCAGGAACTTCTCACCCAACAACACCATGCCGAACAGTTCGCGGATCTCGATGATCGCGTTCTTGCCGTTCTGGCGAGGCACCGACAAGCCGGCCGTGAGACACAACCAGCGGGCACCCTTGCGTGCCAACCAGTCATCCAAGACGAGCCGCTGCCAGCCGTCAGCCACCAGGCCGAACGCAGCCGCAAACTCGGCAGCCTCAAGGCCAAACGAATCGCCCCACCTGGGGACGAGCCGCAGCCTAGGAGTTTGTGCCAGCTCGACCAGCGAGACGGGCCGCGAAGTCGACAACGACGCCCCCCTTGCTGACGGTCGGCGCATCCGCGCCATCGAGTTCGGCGATCTGCTTCACCGTGTCGGCGAGCAGCCGGCCCATGACCGCGAAGTTTTGGTCCGAAGTACAGACCGCCATGCGGGCCAGCAGCCCCTCACGCAGGCCGTGGAGGTCATCGAGACGAGTCACGGGCACCTCCCTTGCTACGCGTCCGGACCGTATGCGGAATCACGGGCCTTTCGGAGTGCGCGGATCAGTTCGTTGACCTGCCTCCGCGTGAGTGGCAGGGAGCTAGAGGACGACTCGGCGGGGTATTCAGTGAGTCCGAATGTGCCATCAGTGGCCCACCGATCAACCGACCGTTCAGTCCGGACCTCGATGGCCTCGTCTTTCGACCACCCGACCGAGATTTCGTAAGTCTCTTTCTTGCCGTCGTCATCCAGATCGGTGAGGGTCCGACTCACGGTTTCCTTGGGCATTGTGCCCTCCTTGTGGAGTGTCCCCATCGCGGGGCAACCGGCATCGCGCCGGGAGAACATGTTGGTGGAGGCCAGGGGGTAGTTCGGGGGGATACAAACATCGAGAGGCGGTCCTCAAAATCCAGATTTTCAAAAAAACTGGAAGATTTTTCCAACTACCACCAATTTCGGCTGGCTTTTGCTGGGTTGAGCAGCCCATGGACCTTGAGCCCTGCGGCGCGTAGGTTGCACGCCTTGTGCTCGGCCCCGCGCGTGATGCTGCGGTCGAAGTCGTCATGCCCGAGGTGGGTGTTGTCGGCGGTGTAGATCGGATCGCCGCATCGCCAGCAGGTTAGGAAGCCGTCGCGCTCGAGCTGCTTGATGAGTGCGGCTCTGCGTTGCGGGTGTCCATCGGCCCAGGCGTATCCATCCTTGGGCATGTGGTGCCTCCCCCGCCCTGCGGTCTGACGCCTCTACTCAGTCTGCTTGTGGCAGTCAGCCCACCCGTGGGCCGCGAGGATCTGTTGCTGCGTCGCCTGCATGGGCGGGGGAAGATGTGTGGGTTTACCGAAGTACCCCGCGCTTGGCGGGGATCGACTGCATTGCAAGCCTTAGTTCTTTGGCCAGCGCAGCCATGTCGAGCGGTTCGATGGTCGCCATCTCAATCTTCGGCTCAGGCTTGAAGCCCTGCCTGATGGCTCGCTTGAGAACCCTCACGATCTGCTCAATGGCAAGGTCATCCTCGGCCGTGAACTGGTGCATGGTCTCGACGACGGTTCCGGTCGCCTTGTCTTTCTCGCCTGAGACGAGGCAGACCAGGCCGCCCTTGGCCCACTGGACCTCGATGTAGCCAGCGTCGGTGTAGGTGCGTTCTCTGGGCATCACGCCCTCCTTCTTGCTTCCCCTTCACGGGGCAACCGACCTAGTGCCGGAAGTTTGGCGGTGCCGGCTGCCGCATGGCGCCGGGGTCAGCTCAAACCTGATCCCGGCGCGCTATGCGACCTTGGCGCCTTCGCGAATGCGGCGGCACGTTCGGCACTCGCGATGCGTCCGGCCCTTGTGGCTGATCAGGTTTGATCCTGAGAGCGGGTGCCCGCGCAGGCAGTGCGTCTTGGTGGCGTTGGATCCCGGGATTCGATATACGTTGACTTGGTGCGTGACCGCCTCTAGGTGTTCCGGCTCACAACACCCCGGGTTGCGGCAGAGGTGGTCTATGTCCAGACCTGCTGGGATGGGGCCAACCGCGAGTTCGGAGGCTACGCGGTGCGCGTAGTACGCGACCCCCGCCACCTTGACCTGGCAGTATCCGTACGTTTTGG